TGGATCAGCTCCTCAGCTTCTTCTCGCGTGTCTGCAAACCGCTGGTCTGCGTACCGACTAATCCCCATCACGCAGTACCGGCCTTCTGGCGGCAGCACTGCGTCTAGCAGGTCGAAGTTGTACATGGGTCAATCTAGCCAGTTGTGAGTTTTGTTTTTCAGCGCGGCGATGTGCTCGCGGATGTACCCATGCCGAGAAGGTAGGGGGACACCGTCCCCCTTGAACCAGTTGTAAATCGTCATGCGGCTCACGCCGAACGCAGACGCTACGCGATCTACACTTACGTTGGCACGGATGCACTCACGGCCCAAGGCCACACCCAGAGATTTGGCACTTGCTTGTCTGTTCGCTTGCACCAAGCTCTGGCTGTAACCGTGGCTCATGATTACTCCTCTTTAGTCCATGCGTCGAGCACAGAGTTCAGGTCCTTCTTGCCTTCGGGCGCAGGTGTTGCGGCCTTCTTGCTAGGGCGAACTGTTGGCTCGGACTTCGCAGCTTCTTCTTCTTCGTCCATCAGCTCACCCATCGGGCGGGTTTGCTGTGCAGGGGCGGCAGCTTTGGGGGCTTCCAACTTCTGCTGACGGCCAGACGCATCCGCTTGGTACGGGGTCATCACAACCATCTTGTGCACTTCAGGCTTCTGCACGGCTGCGCTCGTGACTGCGTACTCGTTCTTGTTGATGAACCGCGCTGGAGTGAACAGCACCGACTGGTTGTCGTTGTCTTCGTTGAAGCTGATCTGGGTAACGACGTAGTCCAAGCTCTTGCCGTTGTTGGCCAGATACTTCGCGTAGTTCTCGAACGTGTGCGCGTTGTCGGCACCGCCTTCGCCAAACAAAGACTTGGATGCCAAGTTCATCTGGTAGACCTCGCCCTCAAGCGATGTGCCGAAATCTTCTTCGAGCACAAGAGCCAGTCGGCGGGAGTAGCGGCACGACTTGGAGTTGCCCATACCCGAACCTTTGATGTTCTGTGGGCAGGCATCGCAGCGAGCTGCTTGTGGGTTTTGTGCACCAGCATCTGGTGCTGCGCCGTCATTGCTGAAGCAGTCAGGTGCGCTAGGCTCAGCATCTGGAGTCCATTGTTTGGCGTAGAAGATACGTCCGACTTTGGGGGATGCGCTGACCACGATGGCGTTGAGGTTGCCCTTGATCTTGCCCATTTCTTCTTTGCCGACAACCTTGCGGAAGATGCCGTTTTTGGGCACGATGCGCTTGACGCCGGAGTTACCAGCCAGTTGCTTGGTGAGGTCACTGACACCGGCAGTTTGCAGGAAGTCGGGGAGGCTTTGGTCGATCACTGTAATGTTGCTCATTTTCACTTTTCCTTAGAACGTCTAACAACCACGGTATATTGGCTTTCGACATTTAGCCCTTGCGGGTAAACGTCTGGATTCTCTGAGAGGAAGTCCTTCATGTTGGTTTGATGGAGTCTCTTCTCAAGCAGGCCGAATGCACCTTTCTCCTCGATGAAGCGGTACATTGAATCCCAATCATTCGTCCAGTACCGTGACTTCACTGAGCGGATGATCGTGCCGTGCGGGGTGCGGATGCTGTCGGCATCCATGTCTTTGCAGATGTCCAGCATCTTTTCAGCCAGAAGATTCTGTTGGTCTTCGAGGTCTTTGTCGCCAGCCTCGAATTGTTTTTTAAGTTCGGCGCGGTGGTCGCGAATCTTGATGTAGACCGCAGCTAGATCGCTTACGCTGCGATCTTCGGAGGGAGTTCCCCCCTGAACTTCATCGTTCATATCAGCTCCTTCGTGTTGTGGTGAAGCTATTATATGGCTTCTGTTGACACTGTCAAGCGGTCATCAGAAATTTCTTCACGATAAAGATCAATTATTTTTGAGTGGTTGCTGATGTTGTTCTGCAACATGCTGTAAAGGCGCTGCTCGACTGCACTGCCCTTGATGTGCACCACTGTCATATTGTTCTTCTGACCGGGTCGGTCAATCCGTGCGTTGGCTTGCAGGTAGGTCTCAACACTGGAGACGGGAGCGTACCAGATAACAGTGTTAGCCGCAGTCAAGGTTAACCCGTGGGAGGCCGCTTGCGGCTGGATGATGAGCACCTTTGGATCAGTCTGGTTCTGGAAGCGGTGCACTGCCTCACTGCGCTTGTTCAAGCTCACCTCGCCGTTGATCACGTCGCAGGTTATGCCGTTCTTTTCGAGGTGCGTCTTCAGCAGGTTGATGGTGTGCGTGAACGGCACAAAGACGAGCACCTTGTGTGACGACTCCTCGATCACTTCCTGCACCACGTTCAGGCGGTTTGACACATCAAAGTCCACCACCTCGCCAGTGTCGGTGTAGATGGAGCCACAGGAGATTTGCAGCAGCTTGTTGATTGCCACTGCTGCGTTAACCGCAGAGATTTCTTCACCCGCAGCTTCGATCATGAGCTGCGACTTGAGCAGCTTGTAAAACCCGAGCTGTTGCTTTGTCAGCGGAGCGTCACGCTCTACGAACGTAACTGGTGGCAGGTCAAGACACTGGGACTTCTCAAACCGAATCGCTGGCTGCAGTGCTTTGTGCACTACGTGGATAGCCGTTGGTTTTGGCACCCACTTGTACATCGTCATCTTGTTCATGACGGAGTCGCGAAACTGCCCAAAGAACGGGGGTACGCCTGTGGGGTTCACCAGTTTTGCCAAGCCATACGCGTCGGCGGGAGACTGCGCAGCGGGTGTGCCTGTCAGCATCCACAACCCCTTGATCTTCCGGTTGATGTCGCGCAAAACCTTCCAACGATCTGTCTGCGCGTTTTTGTACGCAGACGCTTCATCTACAACGATCAGATCGAAGCCTCCGTTGATGACCTCGTCTTTGACAATACCGAGCCCATCAAAGTTGATGATGACAAACTCGGCGTTGCCGTTGACGATTTCTTTGCGCTTGGTCCGAGACCCATGGGCTACGGCTACAGTGCGATGCAGAGCAAACTTGAACAGGTCGTTCTGCCACGCTGGCTTCATGATCGACAGGGGGCACACAACCAAGACACGCTTGATTGCACCCACGTTCATGAGGTAGTCGGTCGCCCAAATCACTGATGCTGTTTTGCCAGTGCCCTGCTCGTTGAAGCAGAACGCTTTGCGATTACTAACAAGGAACTCGGCAGTTAACTTCTGATGGTCGAACGGTTGAAACCCGTGAGGGCGGGGCCATTCATATTCTGATAGGTTCATTTTGCTTTGCGCTCTTTCGTGCTGGTTTGGGAGACGAGGTCGTGGCCGGAGTTGCGCTTGAACGAACGGTTAGCTGACGCAGGTACAGCACGCAGGTTTGACTTGGTTGTCGTGCCGCCGTTGGACAGGGCCTTCTTGTGGTCCACGTCCTTGCCGTCGCCTTTGCTGACTTCGCCAGCGGCTTCCATGAGCCGCCGCGCTTTGTTGCGCTGTGCTCGCTTCTTCTTGACAGCTTCAGTGCCGTCATACTGCTCGTACTCTTTTTTGTACGGGCGGGGTTTGTTTACGTAGGGCATGTTGGCTCCTTAGTATTTGTCCATTTGTTCTTTGACGACTCGTCTTACCGAGTCTCTAAACTGCGGGCTGTGTAGCAGGTTTGCTTGCATGTGGGTGTGAAGCATGCTTGAATAGTTCTGCATCTCAGCGTAGATCGTATCCACGATCAGTCGCTTCACGTCGTCATGCAGCTTGATATACGCCGCTGCTTGGGTCTTGTCTTCGTCTGTCATCAATCACTCCTGTTGTGTTCACATTGTTTGACGGGGCAGAACCGGCACAGTGGTCCGGTTATGGGGTTCCAAACGCCATTCTCCATCGCTGCTTCGATCCGGGCAAGGTCTGGGCGTAACTTTGCTACGTAGGCTTCCTTCAGGTCTGCGACGTGCTCGGCGCGTACGAATTCTTTGCTCACCACAAACAGCAGGGCCGACTTGATCCGCGTGATCTTTGGGAAGTGGGCGAATATGGCAGCGGCCACCAAGTCCAGTTGCTGCTTGTCAGCGTAGCGAGCCGACCTGCTAGTTTTGTAATCCACAGAATACGCAAGGCCCTTGGCCTCGTCGATCGCAAGGAAGTCCGCGATGCCCCGCCACCAAGCATTCTCGGCATCGAACGCGCAGGGCTTGAGGTCTTCGGTCAGGCCCATCTCAAACTCGACATGCTTCTCGCCGGGTATGGCAGCAAGCGTATCCAGAAACGGCTGCATGAACGCAAACTTCTCGGGTATCGCCGTGCCGTCCTTGACGAAATCCTCGGCGGCTTTGTGCACCGCTTGGCCGTACATCGTCGCCACGGTGGGCGCGTCTTTTATGTCCCTCGCCACCTTCAAGTGAAAGTATTTCTTCGGACACTGCTGGAATGTCTTCAGGCTGCTGTACGACCATTTAATGCTCATGTGTTGAGTCCTTTCATAACCAAAAGTGTTGTGAGTGCTTGCGTAAGCGATTGATCCTCGGGCACGATAAACATCTCGGTCGTCCAGTCAGGTCCGTGGTTGTTGGGCTTGTACGTAGAGACCTCCAAGATGCGTCCGTTCATCGCCTTCATCACGCCAATACGGAACGAGGGGATGCTGTCACTGCGCACGGTTTCTAATTTGCCACTGCTTAGCCCCCGCATGTCTTCATCGCGTAACGCCCATTGGATTACTCGGTTGAGTAGTTTTCTCATTAACAATCTCCGTAACTTTTACCAAAACCGGACTCACAGTTTAGCGGGAGTTCGGGTCCCCATAACGGGCGTATCTTCATGCAAAGCTCAACGTACTCCTGCGCACGTTCAGCTTCTGCCTCGGGCACGATACAGGCGATCGCGTCATGCACCGTCATGACCACTTTGTATTTCTTGGCAACCATAAGCATTTGCTCGCCGATGATGATCCGCGCAAGGGCTTGGCACACGTTCTCCACCACCTTGCCGCCGTAGATGCGGTTGGGGATGATGGCTCGGCCCTTCTTGGTATCGTAGACGTACTCGGGCTTGCCGTCTTGCTCGTTGGTGGCCCAGCGCAGGTTGGGATACTTCAGGTACAGACCGTTGGGCAGGCGTACGCCCTTCGTGCCATCTACCTTGAGCAGACCGCCTCGGCCAAGTTCGGTTAGCTGGTCGCCAATGACTGCACCGAGGATGCCGTTGGCGGCTCTCCACAGCTCCGTGATCTTCGGGTACGTCTGGCGGTACGTGGCAATGATGCGTTGGGCTTCTTCCAGTTCAACATCCACGCCAAAGTTTTTGAGCTGCGCCTTGAACTTAGCCGCTCCCATGCCGTACCCCGCCCCAAGGATCGTCGTTTTACCAACGAACCGTTCGTCTTTCGTAATCTGCGATACATCCTTGCCGTAGATAGCAGATGCCATGATTTTGTAAACGTCCTCGCCACGATCGAATGCCTCCACCAAGTCGTCTTGCCCAGCTAGCCATGCCAGCGTACGCGCTTCAATCTGCGAAGAGTCCGAGTCGATCATCATGTATCCGTCTGGGGCAATGATTGCCTTCTTCAGCGGAGAACTCCTCGGCAGGTTTTGCAAGTTGAGTTTGTCGTCCCCGCCCCAACGCCCGGTGTGTGCGGCGTAGTAGCGCAGTGGTACGGGCAGCTTGCCTCTTGCAGCGATGGAGATGAAGCGGTCGGTGCGGGTCTCCTCCAGTGTGGACTTTGTGCCAAGCCTAGCAGCCACAAGCGTTTGAACCGTCACGTCTTCGTGGTCCAGCAGCGCCTTGAACTCCTCGTCGTTCTTGGCAAAGGCGTAGGTCTCTTTGCCGGTTGTCGCACTGATCTTCATCGGGGGCACAACGCCATGCGCACGCAGCAGCTCGGCAAACTTCGGGTTGCTCATCAGCTCTTCTTTGCTGTGCACGATGGTGTCCATCAACGCCTGCTTCTTATCGCGCACGGAGATGATGTGGTCGGCGAGCACTTTGGTGTCCAGCTCCAGCGTGGGCTGTGTGTACATGCGCAGCGTCAGGTCAATCAGGCGCAGCTCCGTAGCGGGGAAGCCCTGTGCCATGTGCCGGAACAGTTGGTACGTAATGGCAACGTCGTTCTTGCAGTACTCTCCGTACGTGGCTAGGTGCTCCGGTGTGAAGTCAGCCCGGTGGAACCCTTTGGCATCGTTGACCTCTGTGCCCTTGACGCCCACGTTGTAGTGCTCCGCAAGTACCTTCAAGCTGCCGCCCACCTCAGTGCCGTGCAGTGCACGCCCCATGCTCAGTGTGTCGAGCAGTCCCTTGGGGTGTATGTCGAACAGCCAGCCCATGATGGCCCCGTCGAATGCCGTGTTGTGCGCCAGCATCAACGAGTTCTCCCAGTCGTACTGCTTGAGGAACTTCTCGGTCTGCAACATGGAGCCGCTGAACCAAACTGGCTCGCCGTCATCCTCCTGCACTGATACACCGACCACTTCAAACTCGGAGCCGCGCACGTACTCCTCGGTGGTCATGCGGCTCAGGCTGTACTCGGTGGAGTAGAAGGTCTCGAAATCGAGTGTGATGATTTTCACTGCATGCACTCCGCTATTACGTTTTTGAGGTAGTCGAGGTTGGTCTCGTTGATGATGCAGGTGTAGCCACCTGCCTTGTTGATCTCGCTGAGGTTCTTGAGTTGCAGGGCTGTTGCTTGCCCCTTGCCTGCCTTGGCTTCGATAGCCACGAACTTGCCGTTCACGCAGCACAGGAAGTCAGGCACGCCGCTGTTGCCGTAGCCAGTGCCGATGGGCATGGCGTAGTAGACGTTGTGTTCGGTCAGAATCTTTTTGATCTTGGCCTTGACCTTGGCCTCTGGTGTCGTTGCCATCAGTCAACCCATTCCATGAACGTGTTGCCCTTGTGCTGGAAGATAGCCAGCCGGAACGTCTTGTCAGGTGTTGAATTCTCTTGGGCGCTGTAGCTGCACTGCTCGCAAGTAAACTCGATCAGCATGCCCTGTCGGGCCGGGCTCGGGTTGCAGGTGTCTTGTGAGGGGAACTCGGTTGCTTGTACACTGCGTCCGTCTTGCGCTATCACCGTGGTGGTGTGTGCGCTTTCGCCGCACACAAATATCGTGACGTTCTCTTGGTGGATATTGCCGCCTTGTCCGCACGGGCAAATCAACTCGCCGTAGTTCTCGCTGTCCACCACAGCGGGGTTTAAACCGAATGCCATCTAATGCTCCAATTTGTTTAGGGAACGGTCATAATACCATCGCTCTTTACTTTGTCAACACCCAGACGAAAAAAAGCCCGCACATGGCGGGCTAGTGGTTTCCCTAACAATGTTAGGCGTTAGATACCGAGTTCGCGCTTGAGATACCACAGCGCCTTTTCTAGGTCTTGCCTGCGGTTGCCCTTGTGGTCTGAGCGGGTGATGTACTTGACCACGTTGCCGAGGTTGTACCCGAGCTCTTTGGCTTCAATGAAGTCGATGGTCTCGATACCACCGTACTTGTAGTGTGCAGGGTGGTTCACGGGGTCGTGCTTGGGTTCGATCATTTCAATCTGCGGGTTCACGATGGGTTTGCTGGACGTTACGACCTGCGTTGCCTCCCACTTCTTCGGCACGGGGCGTGATGTTCTGGGCACCGGCACCGTCTTCTCTCCTGCTTTTTTCATGCCGTACTTGATTACTGATACGTGCTGCGCGGTGGTGTTGAACATTTCGGCTACCTTCTTAGGCATAGCCGTTGGGTTGGCTCGCAGGTACGTGCGGATTTTTGCGGCGGTTGAGTCGCTGTGTTTGATTGCTTTAGGCATTGTTTGCTCCAGTCTGTTGGTTAACGTAGTTCACTAAAATCTCCCTGATCTTGGCTTGTTTTGAGTATTCGTGGTGCTTGTCAAAGTAGTCCAGCACATGCACAGGTAGCCGTAGGCTTGTGCACAGCAGGCGTGGTTTCTTGCCGGGGCCTCGCCCCTTGCGTTCTTTGGTAGGTTCAAGTGCTTCTTTGTTCATAGCAGTGCTTCGAGTTGGTTAGTCGTTGGCTTCTTTCTTTCGACGGTAGACAGGTGCATCAAGTTCAACACCTTCGGGTCGGCCCGATCGAACGGCCACCATGCGTTTGTCACGAGGGCGTGGAGTTGTTCCCGCTGTGACTTGTTCAAGCGTGATGAATGTGTGGGTGTTGCCGCATTCTTTTCTGCGCCAGATTTCATTGGTGTCTTCATTGGTTCTTGTCTCCAGTGTGCGTGTCCATACGCCGCAAATGGGGCATTTCATATTTCATGTTTGTTGAGTTGTGGTTTGATGTGCGGCGTGGCTCGGCTGTAGATACCGAACGCCTTGTAATCTGTGCTTGCCGCAGTACCCTTAGCTCTGAACGCGGCGTCTTGCATGAAGATGCTCGGTTGCTTGTTGTGCGCCCAGTG